CATCTGAGCATCTGTAAGATTCATAAAGTTTGTAATGTCAGTATGCTCTAGATATTCTATTATGAAATCTTCAAATACTGTTCTGATCGAGTTAAGGAATTTTTCAGTATCTTCTTTACTCTTTTTGTCAGTAAATTTGGTGATAAAGATATAAGCAAAAATAATTACAAGTATTACAATAGGTATTACTGTCTGGATATGCATAGCGCCACCTCCCTTATAATTTTTATATATAAGTTCTAATAGGTTGAACTTTATAATAACTGAAAGTCGCATTTATAAAGGAGGTGGATAAATAATGACTTTAACTGGTAAAGGACTAGCAGATTTTGCAGCTACTGTTATAGGTACACCTTATGTATATGGAGCCAAAGGTGCAGATGGCCCATTTACACAGAATAAATTAAATGTACTTGCTAGATTATATCCGTCTGTATTTACACCGAATTATATGAAGAAAATATCAGATAAAAAAATAGTAGGTCAAGTTGCTACAGATTGTAGTGGACTTATATCTTGGTATACTGGTAAAGAACTTGGTTCTGCTCAGTTATATCAAAAAGCATATGCGAGATTACCTATAAATAAACTCTCTGATTTTGCAGTAGGTACAGTACTGTATAAAAGTGGTCATGTAGGAGTATATGCTGGTAAAAATAGTAAAGGCAATCCTGTATGTATAGAAGCTAAAGGAATAGACTATGGCACTATTAGTGGAGTAATAACTGACCCTAATAGGTGGAAATGTGGATTGACATTTGACTGGATAGATTATACTATAGATAATCCTATATCTGTTATATCTTATCATGTAGGAAATCCTTATTTACGAGATAAGACTATTCTTATATCTAAGAGAGGACATAAGGGAGAAACAGTAAAATGGATACAGTATGAATTAATGGAAGCTGGATTCGGATATAGTTTCAATTACGATGGTAAGCCTTATTCTCCTATCACTATAGATGGATCATTTGGACCTAAGACAGAAGCAGCTGTAAAATTATTCCAGAGATCTTGTAAGATAAAAGAAGATGGTATAGTTGGACCAGCTACATTTAGTATGCTAGAGAATGATAAAGGTGATCATGTAATTATATCTAAGAATCCTTATTTACCTCCTACTAGAACTTTGTCTAAGGGTAAGAGAGGACAAGATATAATGTGGTTACAATGGGAATTAGTTCATGTACATCATGCAATAATTCCTAATAGTGATACTATAGATATCGATGGATCGTTTGGAGATATTACTAAAGCTGCTGTAATGTATTATCAAAAGGCTAATAATCTACAAGTAGATGGTATAGTAGGTAAGAATACCTTAAAGTCTCTATTAGGAGGTTAAATTATATATGGTACAGTCACAAGTAATTATTCCTCAGCAAGTATATATAGAATATGAGACTAGTAATAAATCATTTATAGATATGCATTGGTATCTTAAATCTACTGGTATAAAAAATAATAACTTTTTCCTTATATTATACGATGCTGGTTTAGCAGGAGTAGATCCTAGAGATCCTTCACTAAGTCCTATAATGAAGCAACGTGTACTAAGGGAATGCATCTGCAACTACTGGTACTTCCTCAGAACCGTAGTCCGTATCCCGATGCAAGGCGCGGGTGGCTCTGGATCTAAGTATTTATTGAATAGAGGAAATTTAGCAATGAATTTCCTATTCATATTAAATTATAACCAGTATGTATTATTACCTCGACAGCATGGTAAAACTACAGGAGCATTATGTAGATACTTATGGTGTTATAACTTTGGTACTACTAACTCTCAGATTATGTTTATACATAAGGATCATAATGGTTCTAAAGCTAACTTAAAATCTCTTAAAGAAATTAGAGATATGCTACCAGATTATTTACAGATGTCATCTGCTACTACTACAGATGGTAAGAAACTTAAAGTACCTAATACAGTAGTTACTATGCAGCATCCTCTTAATCAGAATAAGATAGTTACCTTCCCATCTGCTAGATCAGAAGATATGGCAGATAAGTTGGGAAGAGGTGCTACTATGCCTCTACAGTATTACGATGAGTTTGCTTTTATGCCTTATAATAAAACAGCATATGGCTCTGCTATACCTGCTTATTCTAAAGCTGCTCAAAATGCTAAAATGAATGGCGCTCCTTATGGAGTACTTATTACTACAACACCAGGTGATTTAGCTACTGAAGAAGGAGAGTATGCATTCCAGTTAAGAAACTTTGCAACGCCTTGGTCAGAGAGATATTACGACCTTACTTTTGAAGAATTAGAGGAATTGCACGAATCTAATACTAATAGCTCATTCTTCTTAGTAGAATATACATATCAACAGTTAGGATCAGGCGAAGAATACTTCAAGAGAATGGTAATCGACTTGAACAGAGATTGGCCTAAGATTAGACGAGAAGTATTGCTTGAATGGTCACAGATGGCTAATAACTGTCCATTTACTCAGGAAGAATTAGATAGAGTAAAAGAATTAGTAAGACCACCTATACGTACATTATTCTTTGGTAAGCATATGCAATACCAATTCTTAGTATATGAAGATATCGATCTAAGATATCCACCTATCGTAGGCGTTGACGTAGCTGGTGCTGTATATTCAGATTCTTCAGCTATTACTATTATAGATTCTAGAACTACTAAAGTATGTGCTACATTAAATTGTAACTATATACCTAGCGATGACTTAGCAGATGTAATATATACTCTATGCACAAGATATATGTCTAATTGTGTAATCTGTATAGAGAGGAATGGTGGATTTGGAGTATCTGTACTACAAAGATTATGCAAGACTTCTATAAAGAAAAATCTTTATTTTGAAATAAAAGATAAAGTAATAGAAGAGGCATTTAATGGCGTAAGAGTAGCTAAGAAGACTGCTAGAGTAAAAATATATGGCATGGACTCTTCTAAAGAGATACGTAATAGATTAATAGAATTACTATACGATAGAGTAGCATATCATAAAGATAAGATAATAGCAGAATGTATATATAGAGAACTACAAACTCTAGAAGTTAAAAAGAATGGTAAAGTAGAACATGCTGATACTGCACACGATGATCAGATATTCTCATGGTTATGGGCACTATACGTATGGTACGATGGAAAAGATCTATCTCAATTCGGACTAAAGAAATTCCAATTAAAGACAGACGATGAAGAAGAAATAGTAGAGTCAGAATTAGATAAAGAAGAATCATTATCTACTGTAGATGTAGAGTCTATGCAAGAGACAGAACCTAATGAAGAACAAGAAAAAATAAATAAGTTCATAGCTGATGCTTCTAAATATAAGCTAAGAATTCAATTTGATAAAGAGCAGTATGAAAAAGAACAAGATGACTTTAATGTATTATTAGCTACTAATAAAGCTGCTAAATATGCTTATGAAGAGAAGTATCATATAGAGCATGAAGCTGATAGTATTAATGGAAGTTACACAATCAGATTACCAGATATTATATTCAGTAACCTATCAGAGGAAGATGAAGAGATGCTTAGGGAAAAAGAATTACATGGTAATTTATACGATCAATTTACGAGACTATAAAAAAAGAAAGGAGCTGAGATTTTTCTCAGCCCCTATTCTTTTTGAAAGGAAGATATATCCAACGAATAATATAGAATATCTATAGGAGTTTAATATTCTATATTTAGATAAAAGCTATTTAGTTATTGATCTGAGGATCGAATGCTGGATTGTATATAGGCTGCTGAACTTCCTGGAAGTTCTGAGTTGTCTGCTGAGATGCCTGAGCATCCTTAGCTATCTGCTGAGATGTTATACTATTTGCAGCTGCAATTACATTCTGCTTCTCCTCATCTGATAATGAATTGAATATCTGCTCTACTAAAGGATTAACTTGTCCATTTACAGGTGCATTATTTGCAAGATAGTTAGTTAAGTCCTGAAGAGATAACTCTTGCTGTACTACTGGTGCCTGCTGAGGAGCTGGAGCAGCTTGCTGTACTGGAGCTGGCTGTGGAGCTACAGGTGCCTGCTGTGGAACCTGTACTGGTGCAACTTGCTGTACTGGCTGCTGAGGAACTACTGGTGCTGGTACTGGTTGAGGTGCTACTATAGGAGCTTGCTGTACTACTGGAGCTGGCTGTGGAGCTACTGGCATCTGCTGAGCCATCTGATTATTAATCAGCTCTTTTGCCTTAGCTTCGATTTCGTCCTCGTGTTCCTTCTTCTTTTCGTCCTTCTTCTTAACGATGAACTTGTACAGTGTATAACCACCAATAGTGATAGCTACTACACCTACAGATACTATTACAG